TGATCCTTTGATTAAACACTCACAAAAAAAGGCGCACCCGTAAGCACACCCGTTTTAATTAGTATTTACCCTCCAAAATCCCACAGTTGCTCTGTAATCGTCAAGTCTTTACAGTTCACAACATAAGTTCCGTTATTACCGTTGTCCGTGTCTAGGTATTTGCACAAGTCCACGCCAAGCGATAAGCACCCGTCAATCTCATCATGGATCATGCCAATCAATCGCGCCTTAGTATATGTGATGTCGCCAATTCTGTCGCCCATGCGCTCCCGTGCAAGTTCTAAAAAATGCTCTACTTGTGACGGTGACCCGTTCCAATGTAAATAAATACCAATGTCCTCATCTTCACAAGTTCGCCCGTTATCGTCTTTTAAACATATTACTGCCCTGTTTCCCATCTTTATACCTCCTAAAAATAATCGTGTTTAATACAATGTTGATAATATTCGCCAAACTCTGCTCGAATTTCTTCGCGCGTTATTCCGTGATTTTCCAATGCGTCTATCGTGTCTTCAATCTCGCACGATATTTGCGCCTCATGGTTGGCAAGTTCTCGCCAAATAATATTTTTCTTCCCATGTGTTGCAAAATCTTCTGCTACCGCTCGTTTTATTTCGTCTTGAAAATCTCGCTCGAACGCTTTAATATTTGCCGTTGGCATAATTAACCCTCCGCTAATCCTTGAATATTTAATATCCTTTTGGGTTTGTTCGTCAAGTTGCTTTTGCCCAAAGGCAAAAAAACCTCCGTGTTTTGTTAAAACTTCGTTAATATTTGTTTTCATTATTGAAAATCTCCTACAATTAAAAGTAATAACGAACCAAGAACAACGAACAAAAATACCATCGTGGCCAAAATATCGCCAATATATGACAAAAACTTCTTCACAGTAAACCTCCAAGCATTATCAATAAACCTCCAAGAACCACGACAAGCGCAACGAGCGCAATAATCGCCGTTACAAAGAACCAAACATAATTGATTAAATTATTCATAATATCCCCTTCAATCGGTTAAACAAATAATACAACCATTAAGATTGTTGTGGCTTTGTTGGTTATGCTTTAATTTATCTTTACATTTTAAAATTAAGCGTTCTATTTGTTGTTGTTGTTTGTTGGTGCCATCAAACAATTTATTATTATTTCTTAATGCCCTAATTAGTTTATTTATATTCATAATATCCCCTTTATAGTGTTTTTAAAATTGCCTTGATTTTATCAAGTTGGCTTTTGTTTATATCTATCCAAGTTGTAGCATCATTATTAGCGCCACTTCTAATTTGAACCTTATAACCATAAGCACCGCCATTGGTTAAACAGCCGATTTGATTATTAACATAGTTCGCTTGCGTTTGTTTTTCTTTGTTTGTCATAATATCCCCTTTAGTTTAAGTTAATTTTCATTTGATTATAAAATGGCGTTAACTTTCTATTACTCATATCCATAACGAACCACTCAAAATTACGCTGTACTATTTGTAAGCCTGTATTAAACACAGTTAAAACACCGTTTAGCCTTTCTTTAGTTGTGATCGTTAACCAGCCACAATTATCGAGATATAAAGCATTATTAGCCAATTCAACAATCTCATGGCCGTGTAAAGTTAAATGACCGCCAGTCACTTGTGTATTACTGTTTTTGTAATGTTCTCTATTAAGTAAAGCCGTTGCGCTTTCTTTAGTTATTTTTCTCATAATATCCCCTTTATTAAAGATTAAACAAATAGCCAGTACTATTGCTGGTGTAATTGTCATTTTTAGCGGCCTTGAAAATTGCATAATCATTTTTTACGCCCAAATTCAAATCTTTTATAGCCTTGTAAATTGCTTTTACGTGGTTTTCAAAACCATTTAAAGCATATTCATACGGATATATTTTTATTTGGCCGTCAATGTTAACGCTTAATCTTTCACCTTTTAAGCCTTTGGCTTGTAAAAACTTTGTTTTAACTGTATTCATAATGTTTTTCCTTTAGTTGTTTTAAGTTATAAGCCTTCTTGCGCTAACTGTTTCAAGTCTTTAATCTGTGCGATCGCATCAAGTTTGGCATCGACACTGGTTAAGCGTTCCACCTCCAAGCGCTCGTTATAACTAAAACCGCCGTCAGTGTTAACGATAATAACCCCTCTATATGTGCCGTGCCTTGTTTGCTCGGTTGTAGGTATGTAAGTTTCCATTATTTTTGCCCCCTCTCTTCGCGCTCTTCATACTTCAAAAGTAAGTCAATAACCTTATTTAATCTTCTTTTGTCGTTAGGTGATAATAACTCAGTATCGATCTCACAGTTTAAAATATGTATTGCCTTTATGGCCGATACGGTTTCTATTTGTAATATGTTACTATTCATAGTGTGTTGCTCCATTGTTTGCATAATTGCCCTATCATTATAACATCACATTATACAAATGTATAAGTTATTTACTTTTAATTTTAATTTACCTATATATAAGCCTTTAATGTCTATATATAGCAATACCCAAATGATATTATCATATCTAGCATGTTTACCAATACCGATCCCGACCCGACATCGACGGCATTAAATAGATCCATAACATTGCACCACGTTATCTCATCTCCTACTATAAGGTAATACTATCTATATAATCTATCTCGTTTGGTTTTGCCTCGTTGGTTCTATCTATCTAACTCAGTAACTATCTCATTATCATCGTTAACTATCTAATTATCATCGTTACTCATTAACTCTCTCGCTCATTCTTGCTCACTTCATACCCCTGCTAACAAGTCCTGTATATATAGCCGTTTTTTGCACAGTTTCACGCGTTATTGCCTTTGTATAGGCGTTTGTAAGAACCCCCAGCCCCCCAAATCCCGCGCGTTGTTATATACATAAGGTAGATTCCCCACAGCGGAGGGAAAATTGGTTATAATTTACCTAAGTAAACAACCAGGACACCAGTCAAGATGAGTACAGATTTAGTTAGAAACGACCAACAGGCAGAGTTTATAAGGCTTTTCGTGGGGTCGCAGTGGGCAGGGAACGCTTCTGCTTGTGCTATTGGTGCTGGGTATAGTAAGGATACTGCAAAGCAGAAAGGCTATCAGCTGAAGAGGAAGTTTGCTGATAAGATCAAAGATGAAACTGTTAGAATGATTGCAGATAGTGCTACACTAGGGCTTGCAGGGGTTTTGGACTTGGCTAAAAATGCTACAAATGATAGCGTTAGGTTGCAGGCATGTAAGGATTTGTTAGATAGAGCAGGCTTTAATACGGTTAATCAGATAGAGATTTCAGGCATGGATAAGAAGTCAGATGAAGAGTTGAAGGAAGAGTTAAATCGTCTTTTAAACGCAAATATCATCGATGTAACCCCTGAAGTTGCTACATAAGTAGAAAATAGGGCTATATTAGAGAAAACTAATAATACTACTGCGTAAGGGATAAGTGACAAGTCGCCAGTAGGGAAACACTTACTCATTAATTTTATTAACACAGCAGAAAAAGGGAGTCTATGAAACATAAACACGCAAAAGAAATTCACGCTTGGGCAGAAGGTTACACAGTACAACATAAAGTACATCTGTGTTGTGAACATCCTAATACTGCTAGATGGGAAGATTGTACTGTTACACCAGGTTGGTACGAAGACAGGGAATACAGAATTAAACCTATTAAGGAGGAGTTATGAAACATAATATTGAGGATTGTAAGATTAAGTTAAGAGCTATCTGGAGTTTGGCACAACAGATTAAGTTAGGTGTTAGAGAAGATGTTGATGAACAAGTTATTGTAATGCTTGCTGAACAGATACAACAAGACACTGAATTATTAGAAGGTGAAGATGACAGTAACTAAGTCAGACTTTGATCCTACTATATTAGGACAGTATGAGTTACCGCCTTCTTTATTACATTTTCAGTGGGAAGGTAAGAGAAGTGGTACTACTGTTTATCGTTATATATTAGCAGAAACAATAGATCCGAATAAGATTAACTCTAGGAACAAGGTTAGAGAGGGTGAAGAGGGAATGACTCAAGATGAGATTTGGGAAAAGGTGGTAAAAGAATTATGAGCGTTGAAGAAGCATTAAAGATTGCTAAAGAATTAGAGTTTAGACAGACTCACAACAAGTTGAAACATTATCGACCTTATGAGTATCAAGAGAAGTACCATAATACTATCGCTAATCAAAAACTATTGATGGCTGGTAACCGTATTGGTAAATCCTTTTGTGGTGCAGCAGAATTAGCCTTTCATTTAACGGGATTGTATCCTAAATGGTGGCAAGGTAGGAAATGGGATAGACCTATTAGGGCTTGGGCAGGTGGTGCATCGAATGAAACTACTCGTGATATTTGCCAGAAAGAACTCTTCGGACAGCCTGATGACCCTTCTGCTAGGGGAACAGGTGCTATTCCTTTAAATCTAATCGGTGATGCAACTCGTAAGCCAGGTGTTCCGAACGCCCACAACTCTTGCATGATTAAGCATGTGAGCGGAGGTTGGTCAAGAATCGGTTTCAAAGCCTACGAGATGGGCAGAGAGAAGTGGATGGGTGAGTCACTAGATGTTATCTGGTTAGATGAAGAACCACCACAAGACATCTATTCACAAGCAGTTACCCGTACAGCAGATAAAGCAGGCATGGTGTATATGACATTTACGCCTGAGAGTGGAATGACTGAAACTATCGCTCAATTTATTAATGATTTGAAGCCAGGTCAGTATATGCAACAAGCAGGTTGGGATGATGCACCTCACATGACACCTGAAGTTAAAGAACAGATTCTTGCAGCATTACCACCTCACGAAAGGAAGATGCGTGAACAAGGTATTCCGTCATTAGGTTCAGGTTTAGTATTTCCAGTGCCTGAAGACTCTATTAAGTGTGAACCATTTGAAATACCCTCCCATTTCCCTAGGATATGTGGCATGGACTATGGTTGGGATCACCCTACGACTGCTGTATGGGTTGCGTGGGATAGAGAGGCAGATATTGTTTATATATATGACACTTACGGACAACGACAAGAGATACCTGCTGTTCATGCAGCAGCAGTTAATGCAAGACCAAAATGGATTCCTGTTGTCTGGCCTCGAGATGGTAGACAAGCAGATAAAGGATCTGGTACTCCACTAGCAGATCAATACCGCGATTTAGGTGTAAACATGATAAAGGGAGACAACAGGTCGTGGGGAGGTTGGTTCACCAATCCACCAATATCGGGGCAGAGAGAGGGTTCTGGAGGAATTTCACTAGAATCAGGAATAATGGACTTGCTAGAAAGGATGAAAACGGGTAGACTAAAGATATTCTCGACCCAACCAGAGATATTCGAGGAGTTACGGATGTACCATCGAAAGGAAGGGCGGATAGTTCCATTTAAGGATGATTTAATTTCTGCTATGAGATATGCTGTTTTGTCATTAAGATTGGCAAGGGTTCATGAAACCCAAACAAGACAGTATCAAGCAGATAGTGATTTTAATATATTTACATAGGAGAAACCCAATGGGAGCAGTAAGAAGAATTTTCGCACCATCACCACCAGCATATACACCACCACCAGTTGCAGCAGCACCTGTACCAGTCGCACCTGTACCAGTCGCGCCTGCCCCAGAAGCATTAGCACCTGAAGTAGAAGTAGCACCTGAAATGTCAGAATCAATTAAGAAGAAGAAGAAAGGTAGTTACTCAACATTACTAACAGGTAAAGGCGGTTCATTAGGCTCTCCAGACAT